ATGATGTTTACGCTCGGACTAAAGAACAAGTCGAAGAAATCAAAACAGAAAAGAAAAAAATAGAAGAATCATTTCCTGGAGGACCTCCTTGTTTAAACAAGTTAGCAACAACAGGTTTTGGTGAGGGGTCCAGGAACAACGCACTATTTAATGTAGCAGTATATTATAAACAAGCACATCCAGATACTTGGGAAGATGAAATTGTAAAAGCAAATATGAAATTTATGGAACCACCATTAAGTAATAGTGAGGTTCAACAATTAATTAAATCAGTAAACAGAAAAGGTTATGACAAGTATAGATGTAAAGATGCACCTATCAATGCAGTATGTCAATCTGGTTTATGTAGAACAAAAAGATTTGGTGTAGGTTTTGGAGAAGAAGAGATGCCAGTATTAGGTAGTCTTACAAAATATTCATCAACACCACCACAATGGTTTTTAGATGTAGATAAAAAAAGAATAGAATTAAAATCAGAACAACTTTACAGTCCAAACTTATTTGCGTTAGCGTGTTTAGATCAAGCAAACTTAATTGTACCCATACCAAAACCTAAAGATTGGAAACAACATTTTTTAAAACCTATGATGCAGGGACTACAGGAAGTAGAACCTTTAGAGTCTTTGAATCCTGTCAATGAACTTACAGGACTATTGCAAGATTGGACTACGAACAGACAATCAGCAAGAACTATAGATGATGTATTTAATAAGTTACCGTACACAGATGAGAAAAAAGAATTTACTTATTTTAGAATGGAAGACTTTTATAATTTTTGCAAACGTAATCATTGGGAAAAAGATAAAAACCAAACAGGTAATTTAATTAAAAGACTTGATGAGTTTGTAGGAGAAGAGAGAGTAAGAATCAAAAAACAACAACCAAGACTAATCAAGATTAAAACAATGAAACAGACAGAGGCGTCAGTTTCTAAAACAACATACCAGGAGGAACATTTTTAATGAATACATATACTGAAATTTTTGGTTTATTAATCATAACAATATTTATGTTTGAATTAATATAATGAAAAAGTTTAACTTAACTAAAAAACAATTAGAACTTTTTAATTTTATTAAAAAATATATTGATGAAAATAATATGGCACCTTCTTACGAGGAAATGAAAACAGGTACAGGAGTATCTAGTAAGTGTTTAATTTTTGTAAAAATTAATCAGTTACAAGAAAGAGGATGGATAGAAAAATTGCCAGGAAAAAGTAGGAGTATAATAATAAAAGTATGAAGACAATAATATTAGGACCACCAGGAACAGGGAAGACAACAACTCTGTTGAACCTGGTAGATCAGTTCATACAACAAGGGGTTAGACCTAAACAAATAGGTTACTTTTCTTTTACAAAGAAAGCAGCAACAGAAGCTGCTAACAGGGCCGCAGAGAAATTTGGTTTAGATGTAGATAATGATCTAGCATTCTTTAGAACTTTACACTCTTACGCATTTAATCAATTAGGTATGACTAAAGAAAAAATGTTAGGAGCAGATGACTACAAAGAGTTTGGTGAGAAATGTGGCATACCAATTAAGACTGCAAGATTTTCTGACAGTGATGGTACATTTAATTGTGATAACGAATACCTTACAATTATAAATACTGCAGCTGTGAAAAGAATGGACTTGTTAGAGTATTATGATTCTAGACAAAACATATTAGATATAGAACGCAACACTTTATTTTTGTTGGCAGAAGAACTAAAAAGATTTAAAAAAGAAAAAGGTTTGAAAGATTTTAATGATTTACTAGAAGATTTTATTGCAAAAGAATCTACAAATAAATTTGAAGTTTTATTTATAGATGAAGCGCAAGACTTATCTTTGTTACAGTGGGAGATGGTGAGAAAGATTTGGGCAAGAGCAGGTAAGACTTACATTGCAGGTGATGATGACCAGGCTATATTTAAATGGGCCGGTGCAGACGTAGATCATTTCATAGCACTTAAAGAAGAAGTAGATGATATACAAACACTAGATCAATCATATCGTATTCCTGGTGGACCTATACACGAACTGTCTCAAAACATAATTAACAAAGTACAAAATAGATTTGATAAAAATTATAAACCTAGAGAAGAAGAAGGAATCTTACGTAGATATTCTGACATCACACAGGTAGATATGAGTGAGGGTAATTGGTTAGTATTATCTGCTGCAAATTATTTTTTAGAAGATGCTAAAGATTTGTGTGAGATTCAAGGATGGTATTATCAATACAAAGGTCGTAACTCTATACCATTAAAATTATTATTAGCGTTAAACAATTGGGAAGCTTGGCGTAAAGGTGGATTACTTAATCACCTAGAGATAAAAAATATATATGAATACCTTGGATCAAATGTATTAGAAGGATTTAGAAAAGGTAAAACATTACACTCTGATGAAAAATATAAATTAGAAGACTGTCAACAACAACACGGTCTAATAGTAAGTACAGTTTGGTATGAAGCATTCGAAGGTCTAGATCCTATGACCGAGAACTACATTCGTAATATGAGGGCGAATGGTGAAACATTAAATAGAAACCCTCGTATAATAATGTCAACAATACACGGAGCGAAAGGAGGAGAAGCTGACAAAGTTTTATTGATGCAAGACATAACAGGTGCTGCACTAGAAACGTTTAGTCACGACCCAGATGAATTACATAGATTATTTTATACTGGTGCGACGAGAGCGAAGCGTGAATTGCACGTTTTGGATCCAAAAGATTTTGATCGAGCTTATATATTATGAAAATACCAAAACAACATAAAGAAAATACTAGAGAGGAAAGACAAATAATACAAGATGCGTTTATGGAAAGTCGTCATAGTTTTTTAGATGATTATGATAAACATCATAAAATAATAGAGGATAATTTTCCTCTTTATGCAGTAGATAAAACTCAAGTTCCTTGTTTATTGACGATGGATATAATTACTAATTCAAAGGGTCATATGACAGAAGGAGAATTTTTATCTTATAAAGCTTATGTCCAGGACGTATTAGATGGTTGGAGACCTCCTCTTGGATTAGAAGTTATTGAAGGAGGAAAAAAATGACCAATAAAGAAATATTTAAGAAAGCTACATACGACTCACTAGATAAGCAGGTCGGCGGGAAGCACTACCAATCGATGAAGATTCAACCTGCTGAATTTATTAACGAAAACAAGTTGCTTTTTGCAGAAGGCAACGCTATAAAATACATCTGTAGACATCAATCTAAAGGAAAAGAAGAGGACGTGAGAAAAGCAATACATTATTTAGAGATGGTTCTTGAAAGGGACTACGAATGAGAAATACCCAGATACCGTTGTTTACTCCAGAAACGGAATGGGTGATGCCAGAAGAACTAAAAGATCTTAAGGGGCACAAAGAAATAGCAATCGATTTAGAGACTAATGATCCACATTTAAAAGAGCTAGGCTCTGGTAATGTCACTGGAAAAGGCCACATTGCTGGCGTTGCGGTGGCTGTAGAGGGCTGGTCAGGGTATTTTCCTATCCACCACGAGTCTGGTGGTAATATGGACAAAAATTTAGTTTTAAATTGGATAAAAGATATATGTAATCAACCCGATACTACCTTTATATTTCACAATGCAATGTATGATATTTGTTGGTTAAGATCAGCAGGTGTTATTGTTAAGGGTAAGATAGTTGATACTATGATAGCAGCGTCTTTGATTGATGAGAACAGAATGTCTTATCAATTAAACACACTCGCAAAATTTTATGTAGGCATTGGTAAAGATGAAAGTGTCTTAAATGCGGCAGCAAAAGAATATGGTCTTGATCCTAAAAAAGATATGTGGAGATTACCTGCGTTGTTTGTAGGACAATATGCTGAACGTGATGCAGAGTCTACACTTAAACTTTGGAAAAGATTAGAGACAGAATTATATAAAGAAGAACTATGGGATGTGTTTAATCTTGAGACTAAATTATTTCCTTGTCTTGTTGATATGAGATTCAAAGGTGTAAGAGTTGATTTAGACAAAGCAGCTAAAATTAAAAAAAATCTTATGGATCGTGAGTCTAAAATTGTTAGTAAAATCAAAGACTTAACAGGAATTAACGTAGAAATACACGCAGCTCGAAGTATCGCAAAAGCGTTTGACAATTTAAAACTTCCATATGATAGGACAGAAAAAAGTAATGAGCCTAGCTTTACTAAAAACTTTTTACAAAACCATCCACA